CATATACAGTTCAAATTTTATACTATGCTCAACCTACATTTATATCTAGCACAACAGCTAGTAACTTGTATTTAGCATACTACCCAGACGCTTTACTTTACGCAACTCTAGCAGAAGCAGAACCATACTTAATGAATGATCCAAGAATTGCAACATGGTCAGCATTGTATGATAGAGCAATTGCAAACATCAAGAAAAGCGATTTAGGTCAAACATACGCATACACCACATTAAACGTAACACCAAGATAAAGGAAAAATCATGGCAGAAATGAGTAACTTTTTAGAGAACGCACTTATAAATGCAACTCTACGAGCAACAACATACACATCAGTAGCAACAGTATATGTATCACTATGGACTTCAGACCCTACAGACGCAGGTAGTGGTACAGAAGTATCCGGTGGTTCATACGCTAGAACAGCAGTTACATTTGCAGTACCATCTAACGGTGTAACTACAAATGATGCAGACGTTACCTTCCCAACAGCAACAGCTTCATGGGGAACAGTAGGTTGGATTGGTATTAATGATGCTTTATCATCAGGTAATCTTTTATACCATACACCTTTAGATACAGCAAAAACAATTGACTCTGGTGATATCTTTAAGATTTCAACAGGTAACCTCTCAGTTACATTAGCTTAACGCTTAACGTTAAACGTTAAACAATAAAGGTTAAATATGCCATTAGTCGTTAAAGATAGGGTACAGGAAAGTACAACCACCACAGGCACAGGCACTATTACGCTTGGTGGTGCAGTATCTGGCTTCCAATCATTTTCTGTTATCGGTAACGGTAATACTACTTACTATGCTATTGTAGGTGGTACAGAATGGGAAGTAGGTATAGGTACTTACACATCTTCAGGCACTACTTTATCTCGTACTACTGTATTAGAGTCTAGCAATAGTGGTAATTTAGTAAACTTTAGTGTAGGTACAAAGAATGTATTTGTAACTTATCCTGCTGAAGAAGCTGTTTATCAAGACGAAACTGGAACAGCTTATGCTCCACAGTTTGCTGCTAGTAACGGACTTAATGTGAATAACGCAACTATAAGTACATCTTACACATTCCCTACAGGATATAACTCTGTAGAAGCAGGGGATATTACAATTTCTAATGGCGTTACGGTAACTGTACCTAATACGTCAAGATGGGTAATCATATAATGCCAAGTATAATTCGTGCAACCACAACCAATGGATTACAAGTAGCTCCAGATAATAGCGGAAGTCTACAACTACAAACTAACGGTACTACAACAGCAGTTACTATAGATACATCACAGAATGTAGGGATTGGTGTTACTCCTAGCGCTTGGAGCAATGTAACTGCTTTTCAAATTGAATCAGGTTCTTTATGTGCAGGTTCTATTGACACATATCTTTCATCAAACGCTTTTTATAGTACAGCTTCTCCAAGTGGATGGAAATACATTTCTTCTGCTAATGCCACTCAATTTTATCAAAATGCTGCTGGTGGTGAATTTGTTTGGAGAACAGCTGCATCAGGTACAGCAGGTAATGCAATTACATTTACAGAAGCAATGCGTATAGACTCTAGTGGTAATTTGTTAATTGGTACTACAAGCGTTAGTGGAACTTATACTGAAAAATTAGCTGTTATGCAAAGTGGTAATATAAGTGCCGCTTATATAAAAGGAAATGCTACCACTCAAGATATGATAGTTAGTCAAGTAGCTACTGATAGCGGAACTAGGTATCATGTTGCTTTTAGAGATGGTTCTAGCGGAACTGGTAGTCAAAGAGGTTCTATCACAAGTAATGGTTCATCAACTGCTTACAACACCACATCCGATTATCGTTTAAAAGAAAATGTAGTTCCAATGACAGGTGCTTTGGTTACTGTTTCAGCACTTAAACCAGTAACATATACTTGGAAAGAAAATGGTTCTAGCAGTCAAGGTTTTATTGCTCATGAACTAGCTGAGGTAGTACCTGATGCAGTTACTGGCGAAAAAGATGCAGTAAACGAAGATGGTTCAATCAAACCACAATCTATTGATACTTCATTCCTAGTAGCTACTCTAACAGCAGCAATCCAAGAACAACAAACTATCATCAACGACCTAAAAGCAAGAATAGAAATTTTGGAGGCTAAGTAATGGCTAGTGTGTATTGGATACATCATCCAGAACATACTGATATGTTTACACAAGGCTATATAGGCATAACTAAAAATATAAAGAAAAGATGGGATGACCATGCTAAACGCACAGGAAACTTACATTTAAAACGTGCAATTAAAAAATATGGTTGGGATAACCTAATAAAAGAAGTTGTATTAGTAGCTGAAGAAGCATATTGCTTAATGATTGAGGCTAAATTAAGAGCAGAAGATAAGATAGGCTGGAATATTGCTAAAGGTGGAGGTATGCCACCACATATTAATGTATGGAATAAAGGTCGTAAAATTCCACAAGAACAACTTGATATTATAAAAGCAAAAGGTTTTGGCTTTAAAAAAGGTCATAAAACTTGGAATGCTGGTATTAAGTATACAGATGAAATGAAGTCAAAGATATTTGATATTGGCTCATACACAAGAGGTAAACCAGCTTATAATAAAGGAAAACCTATATTGCCTCATGTATTAGATGCTATAAAAAAAGCTAATATTGGTAAACCACAATCAGAACAATCAAAATTAAAAAAATCATTAGCTAACAAAGGTAGAGTATTTGAAAAGATTACTTGTCCACATTGCAATACTATTGGTGGTGCAACAACAATGAAGAGATGGCATTTTGATAAATGTACTGGTAGTAAAAAATTTAATGCTAGAACAACAATTAATGGTAAAAGAATATTTATAGGCAATTTTGCTACAAAAGAGTTAGCTAATTTAGCCATAGAAAATTATAAGAAGGAAAATAGTTAATGGCATCTTTGGTACTTAATGGTAATGTTTCAGGCTCATGTACTATTACTACGCCTTCAGCCGCAGGCACAACTACGCTAACATTGCCTACTACAAGTGGGACTGTGCTTACTACAAATGTAAGTGGTATTGCTTCTGTTAATGGTATTCAATTCCCAGCTACACAAAGTGCTAGTGCAGATGCTAATACGTTAGATGATTATGAAGAAGGAACTTGGACACCGACAGTTCAAGGAACAAGTACTGCTGGTGCAGCAACATATGGCACAAGAATCGGTAAATACACAAAAATTGGTAATACAGTAAATATTATGTGTTCTTTGTCTTGGACAGCTCATACAGGTTCAGGAGATACAGTAGTTGGTGGTTTACCTTTTGTTCCTGCAAATTATTCAGGAAATGCAATTTGGGCATCTAGCATATACGCAAACGCTATGAATTTTGGAACTAGTGCTACTCAATTAGTAGGACTAATTACCGAAGCTGCTGATTCAATTATTTTTAGAGGAATGATAAATAATGCTACAAGAGCTACTGTTCCTTTAGATACATCAGTAGATAATTTAGTTATGTCATTTACTTATTACATTTGACAATAATTAAATAAAAGGATAAATAATGTCATTAGATAAACAAATAAAAATAGATAAAATAGAAGTAGTAGAAAACGGAACTGTGCAAGTTCGTCAAGCCACTATTATTACTGACAATGGTAACCAAGTTTCTCGTACATACCATAGATGGACTATAACTCCAGGTCAAGATTACTCTACTCAAGAACAACAAGTGCAAGATATATGCAAGGTTACACATACACCTGAAGTAATTGCAGCATATCAAGCGCAACTAGAAGCAAATAAACTAGGAGCTGTATAATGCCTGTCAGCATCTCAGGAACAAACGGAATCACATTCCCAGACAATAGTCTACAAACTGCTGCAGCGTCACCTTTTGGGCTAAAGAACCGTATTATAAATGGTGATATGAGGATTGACCAAAGAAATGCTGGTGCTAGTGTTACAATTACAAATACAGCAGATAGAACATATTTACTTGATAGATGGGCTGCTTATACTTCAGTTACTTCTAAATTTAGCGTTCAACAAGATGCTGGAGCTGTTACGCCACCAGTAGGATTTAATGATTATTTGGGAGTTACTTCATTATCTTCTTATTTATCAGGAAGTGCAGACGAATTTTTTATTCAACAACGCATTGAAGGTTATAATATAGCAGATTTAGCATGGGGAACAGCAAGTGCTAAAACAGTTACATTATCTTTTCAAGTTCGTTCAAGTTTAACTGGAACATTTAGCGGTGCTATAGCAAATAGTGCAGGAAATAGAGCTTATGTATTTAGTTATTCAATCCCAACAGCTAATACTTGGACTACAATTTCAGTAACTATTACAGGGGATACTTCAGGAACTTGGCTTACCACAAATGGTACAGGATTAAGACTTACTTTTAATCTTGGTAGTGGTTCTTCTTCATTAGGAACAGCAGGTTCTTGGGGTTCAACAAACTTTAATGGATCAACTGGTTCAGTATCAGTAGTAGGAACTAACGGTGCTACCTTCTACATCACAGGTGTCCAACTAGAACAAAACACATCAGCAACACCGTTTGAACGCAGACTTTATGGTCAGGAATTGGCTAATTGTCAAAGGTATTTTGAAGAATGTGCTAATACAGGTATATCTCAAGGATATATAGCTTCAGGAGTTAATCAATCTACATCACAAGCTAGAGCAGTTTTAAGATATTCTGTGCCTAAAAGAACTACTCCTACTGTAAGTGCTAATGGAACAACAATATATTGGGAATATTCTAGTGGTGGTGGCTCATCATCAAATATTTCTCCATCTTTTGATAACCCATCAAGCAGAGCAGTATTGGTATATAACGGCTCTTTAAGTATAACTTCAGGAATTGGAAACAGTTTGCATGAAGCTAATGGAGCAACAACACAAATTTGGGTATCTGCGGAGCTATAAATGTATAAACAACTTATAAATTCAAACGGTAAATTAAGCACAAACATGATTTTGCGTATTGCTGACAATGCTTTTATCCCATTTGACCCAGCTAACACAGACTACCAAGCCTACCTAAAATGGCTTGAAAAAGGCAATACACCTTTACCAGCAGACGAATAAGGAGCAATAAATGTTTGGCATAGCTAGCTTTTCCCAAGCTCCTTTTAGCTCATTAGCAGG